GACTTAGTCTCATTCCAATTGTGAATAACTTTTTCATTTTAGGGGTTGACTTTTTGTCATTTATGAGGTATACTATATGTATTGAGAGTGAGAGAAACAAAAGAAGAAACTAAAAAGATTATGATAAACACACCTAAGAAACCAGAGAGCATCTTCGACGTAACCTTTGAAGATGGTGGAAGCGTATTTATTCAAGCAATGGATGAAGAACACGCACGCCGTATCGTAGAAACCAACAATTTATGGCGTTGGAATACTGAAGATGAGGGTCACGCTCGTACAGTAAAAAAGATTGAGAAAGTTAACAGGTAGGACTACGGATGTCCCACCCCCTGTGCTATACTATACGTATGAAAATGATTATGAAAGAACAAACTAACAAAGCAAACAACCTTCGCCTCGGAGCGATTTACATCAACGCAAACACTGGCCAGCCTTGCCGCTTGGTCAACATCGTATCCTGCCAAGGTGTTTGGCTAGAGGCTTATGATGGTCAAGGCTATGGTGATTTGGTGAAATTCGATGATTGCCACTATGCAAGCGGCGATGAAGTGCAAGACTTCCTTGAGGACTTGCGCGTTTACACCGCAAGCGAAAAAGCTCCAGCTTACAAGCCAGAGCGTGAGTACGCATACGGTAAAGAAATTGTGCGAGACTATGACGGTTCTGCGGTTATCGGCTGGTACGATGATAACGATGGCAACGACATTCGTTGCAGAGATTAAGTTACTACATTAATTAAACCTTTTTATATTATGAAAACAAGAAACATTATCAACAACAACAACGAAGATTCTTCCGAACCTTTTGCAGTCTATCAACACATCATCCTTAAAAATGGCTGGGAGTATTACCTAGAAGAAGCAGACAGCGACGGCGTTGCCTTTGGCTATGTGATGGGCTTTGCTAATGAGTGGGGCTGTGTTTCAATGGATGAGATTAAACCCTACATTGTAAGCATTGCACGTGGCAAAGAGTTAGAGTATGTAATGCCACCCTTTGGATACTATTGGGAAAACGAAAAAGAATGCGAGCGCCTGTTTTGAGGCGAGCGCATTTCGGAATTAATGAAAACCCACTGCCCCAGCGGTGGAGAAGCGGCGGGCTACTCCCCCCCTATTTATGAAAAAAGTTATTCACATCCTGTGAGTAAACATGGGGGTGGGGGTAGATTTCAATCTCCACGGCCCCGTTTTTCGCACCTATTAAAATAATTAAAATAAATTAAATTAATAAAATAGGGGCCGCGGAGGTTTTTTTATTTGATTTCTATTTCGATAGGCTGTGCCTCCTTTTCTTTTTTTAGTTTTATGGTTAATAGACCATCCTCATGATGCGCAGACAGCTTAGAAGCGTCCACATCGTCAGGAAGGGCTAAAGAATAAGACTGTGTGTCATCATCTTGCTTGGCAATAAGAGAAACGGTGCCATCTTTTATTGTTACTTTGATATTTTCTTTCTTATATCCGGGTAAAGGAACGCGGCATTCATAATGACTGTCATAATCTTTGGTTATAATGTTGTTATTTTCTCTTCTCCAGTACGTATGGTCTCCATTAAAGAAGGCTGTGTCCCAATTGGTGAAGAACTCGTCAAATAATCTATTAGTTATTAATCTATTCATGGTACATTTACTGAAGCAGGTACCATGCCAAGAAAAAACCCCATAAAATGAAAAAAAATAGTGCCAGTGGGATGTTATGACGCAGCTGGTGGGACAGAGAGTCCCTTTCGGTAAGATAATCTATATTTTTTTCTTGCTCGTTTGTGTTGCGGGAACTTTTCTAATTCGGGCCAACCGTTATTATCTGCGAACCATTCGAGTACGGCACACTTACAGCCCTTATGGGCCCAGTAGTCGTCTATTATGAGGTAACCCCCTATGGATAACCTTGGAAAAAGTATATCTAACTCTTTTTTTGTAGAATTATAGAAGTCAGTATCGAGTCTTAGTATGGAAATCTCTTCTGGAAGGTTAGCCGGGTCATTTAATGTCTCACATACGTCTCCGACGATATAATGAATCTTACTTTTATCATATTTTACTTCGTCTAGGTTATCTTTTACGATTTCTAGCGGTGCGTTGCACCAACTTTTTTTCCGCAAACGGTATTTTTTATTGTCCGTCCACAGATCTTTTTCGGTAGGAGGAGTCATTCCGTCAAATGTATCGTATAGGTATGTGTGTCTATCCATAGAGTGTTTTTTTTGGGCTTTTAACATGGTTGCTACTATCCCGCCCCTCCATACGCCACACTCTACGAGGGCTCCGGTTATGTTTTTTTTGTTAATATCGCCCACCAACTCCGTTAGCCATTCGTGGTGCTCGATTTGCACCATGCTCGTACGTGTGTCATCCGTACCATCGGCGAGCTTGCCATAGACTCTCTTCATACAAAGACATACACATCAATGATGATAGACGATATGAGCACTTCATAACACTTTGTCCCAATGAAAGCGGAGAATACCTTTAGACCAGTTTTTGAGAGCCCTTCTTTCGTCACATAGAGCCATATTTTTCATAGGATTCCTTTCTAGACCGTTGACCTCTCCTATCGGAAGCCTTAAAACGCGAACTTTTTCGTAAACCTCTACATTTTCTTCGTATTTGTATCCCTCTATTACTTCTTCAAACTTATAATAGATGTGAACGTCCGTTCCTCCATAGGAACCACAAAAATCTTCGTCGTGTCCGCCGGTTAACCAAAACGTTTCCTTCGTAAGGAACATTAATCCGGGATGTGTGTCGTCTTGGCTCTGCTCATCTATGTGATTTTGGCGGAATTTGTAAATAATATTCTCTTTTGCTGTATTTTGAGCGAAACTAACCAGTTCAATAGCGCTTTCTTTGGGTAAAATCGTATCCATGTCTAACTGAAACAGCCATTTTCCTTTAGATACGGCAAAAGCTAGGTTTCTAGCACCACCTATGTTCCAAGGAATGTCTTCTCTAATTTTATATATTTCAATATTTAAAGCTTTTGAAGGTGCATGACCATAGGTGTCATGTATATTGACGAGCGCTGGGTCTTCTCTGGATCCGTCGTCGATAATAACGAAGCGTAAGTGCTTAAGGACTTCGTCTGGATAGGTCTGCCACGACTCAATATGTTTTTGTAGAGCTTTTCCTTGGTTGTAGTAGGTAAGACAAACATTAATTAGTCTAAAATCTTTTGTGGTATCAGTAAACATATACTTGAACTTATTTCCATCCACAAATATTATAAACTTATTTCATTCTTTTGTCAAAAACCTTAAGTTCGTCTAGTGGGTGGACGGGGTAGACTAAAGATTTGTTAGATTTACTTCTCCGCATCTGTTTCGATGCCTTTTTTTCTTGAATATATTCGGCCATAGCTCTGTTTACTTCTTTTTGACTGGGCGGGGGATCAAATATATCTTGATTTTCTTCATGGAGAAGCTTTAAGAGAGCCCAATATGTGTTTCTTTTTAAATTTACTATGTTTTGATCTATTGCGTTAGACACACTTTCTTTATGAACGTAGTAATGATGCACAGGTTCATGTACATTTTTGTGAGGGGTAGGTTCTAAATTAGAAAATTGTCTTAAATGATGCCATGTAAGTAGGTCTTCGAATGCACAGTTGTTTATTTCGTCTTCTGGAAAGAAAATTCCGTTAGGAGGGAGCAGGTCACAGTGGAATAATGTTGCCCAAGGGCCAAATTGGAGATTTTGGGCGGCAGATGTTGAACTTTTATTACTTTCTGTTTTCCATATTATTTCTTTTATTTGTCCGTCGGGTTGTTTTCGCAGCATGGGGCACGCCTCCCCTGTTTCGTCGCTTTTAAATCTTCGCCAACCCCCTACTACGTAAGGACTTTTTTCTTCTTTTGCTGTTTTTATTAGATTAGGCCTCTCTGGAGTCATCTCATCATCAGCATCCATCATTAAAATAGCAGGATAACTATCTTTGAAATTATGAGATTCTTTAATAACTCTATTTTTTGCTTTTCCTACAGTAGAAGCTTTTGGATAATTAAATATATGGACCTTCTTTGCCGTGCTTTGCGGCATATACTCCATGATTTCTAGAATAGTATTATCTGTACTGCCATCATTTCCTATAAGTAGTATCCAATCTTCTTTATGTAAGGAACGATCTAGACTATCTAGACATCTTTTGAGATACCCTTCTGTATTATAGACTGATAGCAGGACTTGAAAGCTACGTCTGTGCCACATCTTTTAATATATCATCACCTTGCTCTAATTTCGACTTCATTTTGAGAAATAATTGACTTTCCTTTGCCATCTGAGCAAATGATTCGGCATCAATCTCGGGATTAGTTAATACTTCATTAGTTGCCTCTTCATCTGTTAGTCCTTTAAAGGTAATGGTAGAAGTGTCTTTCGAGCCGTGTTCTTGATCTCCCCATCCGTATTCATGTACTACGTCTGTATCTCTAACGTGAGCGGTCGGTTTAATGTTTTGAACATGTTTCAACTGTTTCCATGCCAATACATCGCGGCCTTTATTAATTGTTTCATAAAATAATTTACCGTCTTCCGGTAGGGCAGATATATGGAATAGTGTGGCCCAAGGCCCATAGAAATCTGTATTAGTTGCTTCATCTGAAGTATAACCACTTTGTGCACCTATATTTTTCCATTGTCCGACAATCCAAGGCTTTTCATAAGTTAAGGCACTAAAAACCATCATAGGCCTTTCCTTTGTCATTTTCCCTGCTGGTTCCATAAAGAGAATTAACGGATAGTCTTCCCCGAATTTATGTATTTCTTTTATGAGTTTATTTTCGTTTACCCCCCTTTTCTCATGATAATCATAATCAAAAAGATGGATTTTATCGGCTGTCGATTCTTGTGCGTATTTACCTATTTCTATTAAAGTCTTATCCTTGCTGTCGCTGTCACCGATACATAAAATCCATTTTACTTCTTTATTAAAGTCATTCATAGCCTTATCAATACTTCTTAAGGTTTTTAGAATGGTTCCTCCATTATTTCTAGTTGAAATTACGACCTGATATGCTATCTTCTTTAAGTTCATTTTAAATTGATTTAGTTTAGGGATTCATTTATTATTATATAGACAAAACATGAAAAGCTTTATATTTTGTACATCTTATATATCAGATAACAGGACTAAAGTCAAGAGATACGAAAAATGGATTAACTACCATAAGGAATTACCGTTTTGCTCTGATAAGCCCCTATTTGTCATTGATGATGGATCTGATGAAGAATATATTAGCGAGCTTACTGACACTAGGATAGAGGAAGGCCAGCTAGAGCACGCGCCAAACGCTCGAGAATCTGTTCTGTACCACTTTAAGGAGAGAAAAGGTATCAACCCTGCGGATAACGCTCCGGGACTGTTTGGGAGCACTTTGGGGTGGTATAGGAGTTTCTTCGCTAGCTACGAAATCGCAACGAAATTGGGTTATGAAAAAATTATACATATTGAATCTGATGGGTATCTCATTACTCAGAAAATATGTGACTACATTGATAACCTAGATCATGGATGGACCGCTCTCTACTGCCCAATGTACTATTTCCCTGAAACATCTATCCAAATTATATGTCAAGACCAATTCGACAAGCTGAAAGAACTCGCCGAAGCACCGCTTGAGTCATATAAATCGAAACAAGCAGAGCACACTATACCCTTCACTCACGTAGAAAAGGGATATGAAGGAAATAGATACGGGGAGATTACAAAAAAACAACTCCCAGAAATAGATTACTATAACCAATGTAACCTTGATACATTTTTGAAGTTTAGGAATTAATTATGAAAGGTATTATTTTAGCTGCAGGTAAAGGCTCTAGGCTATACCCCACTTCTCTCGCTGTTAATAAGCAGCTGATGCCTATTTACGATAAGCCTATGATCTATTACCCATTGACTACATTAATAGAAAATAGAATAAACGATATTTGTATAATATGTAATCCAGAATCATTATCCAGCTTCAAGGATTTATTAGGTAACGGTTCAAGGTATGGAGTTAATTTAACATACAAGGTTCAAAAAGAACCCAAAGGTATAGCTGAATCCTTTATCATCGCTAGTTCTTTTCTTAGACAGGCAGATGGAGTAACTTTAATATTGGGAGACAACATTTTTTATGGAGCTAAAGACGTATTTGAACAATCGTTTTTAGATTTTGGACAAGGCGCAAGCGTGTTCGGATACAGGGTAAATGATCCAGAAAGATATGGTGTTGTAGAATTTGACGAGACCGGTCGTGCTCTATCAATACAAGAAAAACCAAAAAAACCCAAAAGTGATTATGCTATACCGGGTTTTTATATCTTTGATAGCGAGGTGGTAGATATAGCCATAAATCTAAAACCTTCCAAACGGGGTGAGCTTGAGATTACAGACGTTATCAAAAAATACTTACAAAGAGACTCTTTAAAGGTCCATAAGCTTCCTAGGGGAACAGCGTGGCTCGATGCGGGTACATGTGGTAGTTTCTATGACAGTTCCTCTTACGTACAAGCCATCGAAAAAAGACAAGGCGTCAAAATCGGTTGTCCAGAAGAAGCTGCGTATGTCAATGGTTTTCTAACGAAGGCTCAGCTAAGGAAAATTATCAGGCAGACGCCCAATTCTGAATATAAAGACTACCTAAAGAAAATATTGAAAAATGAAGAATGATAAAAGCGATAACACCTATAAGTCCCCTATCCCTCCTCACCTCACGCCAGAGGAAAGAGAGGTATGGGAGGAAGAGCTCAGGTGGCAAGAAGAAGAAGTCAAAAGACGAAGAAAAGAGGGATGGTATGGATCACCAAAGAAAAAAACGTTGGGGTGGAAAACTATAAGAAATATGTTTAGGAAAAAGAAATGATATTATTATTAGGCGGAACAGGTTATATAGGGAGTCAGTTTATCTCCGAGTTAGATTCTAGAGGTATAGAATATATGAATATCTCTAGGAGTGAAAGTGATTATTATAACTATACTTTACTTTATCAAATGCTCCGAGAGCTCAAGCCTCGCTTTTTAATTAATTGTGCTGGTTACACCGGTAAACCCAATGTCGATGCATGTGAAATATTTCAAGAAGATACTTTTAAGGGAAACGTCACCCTACCCAGCGTAATCGCTAAAGCCTGTGCTATGGCAAGGGTACCTTGGGGGCACGTGTCCTCTGGGTGCATTTACAACGGTTACGATAAGAAATTTACAGAAGAAGATGAATCGAATTTTAGTTTCGATGTTCCTCCATGTAGTTACTATAGTGGCACCAAGGCTCTGGGTGAGCAAAAAATCAAAGAGATCGGCGAAGACTACTACATATGGCGATTAAGAATTCCGTTCGACGAATATGATAGTGGAAGAAATTATCTTAGCAAATTAATGAAATATGATAAACTTTTAAATTCAAAGAATTCTATATCTCATAGAGCAGATTTCGTAAGTTACTGTTTAGATCTATATTTATATAAGTGCGAATACGGGATTTATAACGTAGTAAATTCAAGACCTGTATCTACCAAAGTAATTACAAATAAAATAAATAAAATTTTAGGAATAAATAAAGACTTTAAGTTTTTCGAAAATGAAAAAGAGATGTACAAGTCTGCTGCGGCTACCCCACGGTCGAATTGTACCTTGGATAACGCGAAATTAAGAAAACAACTAGGTAAACACGACATTAAAGTGAGAACATCTTTACAGGCCGTGGAAGAAGCTCTAGAGAACTGGAAAGGTATAGAAAAAAATGAAGATAGCCGTATTGACGAGTCTTTTTGGAAGTAAAAACGATCTTCGCCCGCTAACAAAAGAGGAGCTAAGTTATAAGAGCTTCGATTTAGATTTTTTTGCATTTGTAGATCGGACATATGAGTCGGCAGATGGGTGGAACCAAATAGTTGGCCCCCAGTATAGTTTCGATAAAATTTATGGTAATCGACGTAATCATAAAATTTATAAAATGCTACCTCATCTGTTCGTCCCTGAAAAATACGAATCATATATCTGGTTAGACTCCTGTCAGGCATTAAAGATGAACCCCCGCCAAATATGTAAGGAATATTTAAGAGATAATGACGTTGCTCTTTTTGATCATCCCTATAGAAATTGCGCTTACCAAGAGGCAGTTGTATGCGCTCAAACTGGAATAGAGAATGCTAAATATATTCAAAATACATTAGATTTTCTTACATCCGAGGAATATCCAGAAAGCAATGGTTTGTACGAAATGAGCTGTTTCGTCAAAAAGAATAACTTGGTAACCCAAGAATTGGGCTTCAGGTGGTTCGAACTTGCATGTAGATTTTCATCTAGGGACCAGATTATATTTCCTTACGTTTTACATAAATTACAAGATAAAATAAATATTTCTATTCTCCCCGGGTACATTCACCACCCGGATGGAAATGAACTCTTTCTTAAAGTAGAAGAGCCAGAACTTATAAAAAAATATTAATATGTGCAGCATCTATTGTTCAAACCTAGAAAAAGATAACTATGACAAGGTCAACTTTTATTTAAAATTAAGAGGGCCTGATCATACCAATACAATTAAAGCTAACGGTTATACGTTCTTACATAATCTGCTTAGCATGACTGGAGAGTTCACTACTCAGCCCTTTACCAAGGGCGATGTGGTTTGTCTATACAACGGAGAAATTTATAACTTTAAATCATTTGGGGACTATAAGAGTGACGGAGAGTGTTTGATTCCTCTTTATGAAGAGCATGGGGACGAATTCATTAAAAAACTCGATGGAGAATTCGCGGTTATATTATTCGATTTTGCAAACGATAAGATTTTAATTGCAAGTGATGTTTTCAAAACTAAACCGATATTCTACTCTGTTTCTGGTGAAAAATTTGGCTGTAGCACATACAAGACCCCCTTGGATCTTGCTGGTCATGTTAATGTCCAAAAAATGCCACCAAATACGGTTAAGACATTTAAGATTAGTACGCTAGAACAAACTGGAGAATATAATATTTTTGAGTTTAACCTTGATCAACATAAAGACAGCTTTGAAGACTGGGACTTGGCATTTAAGGAGTCTATGAAAAAAAGAACTTCTAACTCTAGCCAAGAAATATTTTTAGGACTTAGTAGTGGATATGATAGCGGCGGTATATGTTTAGAGTTATTAAATTTGGATATTCCATTTAAAGCTTACTCAGTAGTAGATGAAGAATATTCATGGGCGAATGCACCCAAAGAAAATAAAGAGATATTAGAACGTAGATGGAAATTGATAGAAGATTCCAAGCTCGGAGCCTATGAGGTATTGCACAAGACACAAGAAAACTATGCGAGATGCCACGAAGCGATAACAAAACAAACTGAACCTTTTCAATACGGAATAGATTCTACGTGTCCTCATACGGGTCACGTGTCTTATCGAGAATATATTGAACTAGTTACAGATAGTGGCTCCAACTGGCTTGGTTTAGTTTGCGAACGAGCCAAAAAAGATGGAATTAAGATGTATCTTTCAGGAATGGGAGCAGACGAGGTGTTCAGTGATTACGGATTCGGGGGCAATAAGCATTTTGGGCATAGTAATTTCGGAGGATTGTTTCCTAAGGATTTAAATGCTATATTTCCATGGAATAGTTTTTATGGTAGCACAATGGAGTCTTATCTAGCAAAGGAAGAGTATGTGGGCGGTTCTTATGGGCTTGAGGCTAGGTATCCATATTTGGATACAAAGGTCGTACAAGAGTTCCTAAATCTAACGCAAGACCTTAAGAATAGTGTGTATAAATCTGTTATAGATAACTATCTCACAAAACATAATTACCCATTTGCTAGGGGAGAAAAAAGAGGGTTTTAAAAAAAATGAACGATAACTTAGAATATTTCGAGGGTACTCCTAGGTCAGATAAGTTGACCATTTACTCCGTATTAAATGAAGCGTATTACGCCTTAGGTACGGTCTGGCTGAAGTCTTTACTTCTAAAAATGGATGATAGGATTAAAAACATTTATATCGCCGACGTAGGTCTTAACAAAGAAACAAGAAGCAAGGTTAAGGAACTTTCCGACAAAATACAGTTCTTAGATACGACGACCTATTCTGTCCCCCAAAGGATACACGACAACGATTGGAAAAATGCTGTTTCAGAAAAAACTAGACAGCTAATGAAGTTATGTGAAAATGAAGAAAATTATCCGATAGTTATGATGGACGCAGATAAATGCATCCTAGAGCCATTCGACAACGAAGTATATAACGATTGCGATATTCAAGTTTGTCATATTCATCCAAATGATAGACCGCTAAATCAAGATGGGTACACATTGGATCATATAGGTTCGTGGGTTGTTGTTCATAATAACCAAGGATTAGGGTTCCTGAAGAAATGGGTAGAAAGAACTTGGACTACTCGCGGTGCGCACATTGAAACCCCGTCTCTCTGTTTAACCCTTCAGGATCATGGAAGCGAATTTAAGATTAAGAAAAATCATGAGAACATCGTCTCTGCTTATAAATACAATGAGAACGCAAAGATTTTACATTTTAGGAGTGATGGGCAACAGCCAGTAGATCTGCTCAGGCGAATTGGAAACATAAATAATCTACCCGTTAAAATACTTGAGGAGGTTTTAAATTATATTAGATGAACTTGTTAGTTACAGGCGGTTGCGGTTTTATAGGGTCAAATTTCGTAGAACTCGCGATCAAGAAGCGGAGTGCCGTAAAGCGCTTGGTGATACTTGACAGCCTCACTTACGCAGGTAATTATGAAAATATAAGAGAAGCGGTCGACGACCATCACAAAGTCAAATTCGAAAACGTAGATTTAAAAGATCAACGATACCTAAATTGGGTTTTCGAAAAACACAATATTACCCATGTAATTCACTTCGCTGCAGAAACGCACGTAGATAATTCGATTAGCGGGCCAAGACCCTTCTTGGAGAGCAATATAGTAGGAACCTTTAATCTCTTAGAGTCGTGCAGAAAATATAACGTAAAAAGATTACATCATATTTCCACCGATGAAGTATACGGAGAACTAGGAGAAAAGGGCAAATTTACAGAAGCTTCCCCCTACTGCCCTAGAAATCCGTATGCCGCATCAAAGGCTGCCGCTGACCATATGGTGCGAGCCTATTTTCATACATTTAATTTACCTGTAACTATTTCTAATTGTTCTAATAATTATGGACCCAATCAACATGAAGAGAAGTTTATACCTGTCGTAATTAATTCTATTTTAGGAAGAAAGAAAATTCCCGTATACGGAAAAGGCAGAAATATTAGAGACTGGATACATGTTGAGGATCATTGTCATGCTTTGTGGGCGATTTTAATTAAAGGTACAGTGGGGGAAACATACAATATCGGGGCGAATGCAGAGAAAACGAATCTTCAAATCATTTATGATATTTGTAAAATTCTAAAGGTCGACCCCGAAGATTGTACCGAATTCGTAGATGATCGAGCTGGGCACGATTTCAGATATGCAATAGATAATACTAAAATTAAAAAAGAATTAAAGTGGAAACCTAAGTACTCTCTTGAAAAGGGATTGCTAAAAACTGTCACTTATTACAAGTCTAATTACGACACTGAGTTCAAAGACTTAGCAGACCAATGCGAACATGAGTAGTTTTGGCGTGTAATTATTTTTAATGGCAGCTAAGAAGACTAAATCGACCGGCAAAGTTAAAATTAGAGGCGACAGAAAACTCGCCGAAGACTTAAACGAAACAGACAGTAAATATATTGTCGAGAACCCAATCAAGCGAGTAATCAAGCTAAATCAATTCCCTTGGACAGAAAAACAAAAAGAGTTTTTCCGAATAGCTTTAGACTACAACACAAAAATAGTTTTCGTTGATGGGCCAGCGGGAACGAGTAAAACGTTGTTAGCTACCTATTGCGGGCTCCAACTGCTAAATATGAAAAACATTAATAATATAATGTATCTTCGTTCTGCTGTAGAAAGTTCAGACAGGAGCTTGGGGTTTTTACCCGGTAGTGCAGACGATAAGTTAAAATTTTATAACTTACCCTTTCTTGACAAACTAGATGAGTTATTAGTAACGACTAGGCCCGAAAAATTAGAAGAAGAAAATAGAGTTTCTATGTTTCCGGTTAATTTTGCAAGGGGGATGAATTGGACCGGAAAGTGCATAATTTTAGATGAAGCGCAAAATTCGACACAAAAAGAGATTACAACTGTATTAACTAGAATGGGGCAAGGTAGTAGATGCTTTATTCTAGCGGACCCTATGCAGACTGATTTACGTAGCGAAAATTCACAAGGGGGTTTTCAAAATATGTTTAGAATTTTTTCTGATATAGAAAGTGCGGAAATGGGAATTTATACTTTTAAATTTTCTGAAGAAGATATTATGAGGTCAGAACTTGTAAAATTTTTAATCAAAAAACTCAGGGAGAGCGAAAAATGAGCGAACAAAGATCAAAAAAAGAAATAGAACTAGACGTAAAGATTAAAGAGGCGGAATTGAGACACAAAAAAGCCGAGCTGAGTCAAAAAGAAGCTGAAATCGCAAAAACTGAAGCAGAAACAAGAAAAACTGCGGCAGAGGCGGGAAAATCTGAAATTGAATTTGAAAAAGCTTGGTCCTCTAGGCAAAAGGAGCTTCTAAGTGATGAAGAAAACCATCTTTATAGATTTTCCAAAGAAGTCAGCTATCAATCAGTTCAGGCCTGTATGAACAAGCTTACACAGTGGCACCGTAATGACCCTAAATGCGCCATAGAGATCGTTTTCTCGTCTCCCGGGGGTAGTATCATTGATGGTTTTGAATTATTCGATTTTATTCAATATTTAAGGGGCAAAGGGCATAAGATAACTACAGGGTCATTAGGTATGGCTGCTTCTATGGCTGGTATACTTTTGCAGGCTGGGGACGTCCGATGGATCGGTCACCAAGCATGGTTAATGATTCATAGGGCCGCATTCGGTGCTATCGGTAAAACCTACGAAATAGAAGATGAGGTTAAATTAGTAAAAAGAATTGAAGGAAGAATACTTGACATTTTCACTTCTCGGTCTAACTTAACTAAATATAAGATAGTCAGAAACTGGGACAGAAAGGACTGGTGGATAGACGCGGATGAGGCTCTAGAAATGGGACTAGTTGATGAAGTAAAAGCGATGATGCCCGAGCATCAAGATAACAAAATAAAAAGAAAGAATAAGAAGAAATGAAAAAAATTATAACGATTTGTGCAGCACTTCTTGTAATTGGCTGTAACTGGGGAAATTCCGGATGTCCGGACTGTTCCTGTGGGGCAGGCTGTTGTTCATCCGACAGTTGCTCAGTTGCCGATTGCAGTTGTGCATGCAAAACTGAAGGAGAATAAAAATGGGAATGTGGAGCTCTAGGCACGGTAAGTTCATAAAAAAAGACCCGAACCACGGCTGGCTCTGGAAAAAGATTAAGCATTGGTTCTGCGGTCTGGGTTTATGCAGACTAGATAAATGTAAATGTTTTTGTCACAATGAGGATAAGTCATAGCAAGAAGTTTATCTTTCTGTCCAATCCTTTTTGTGGGTCTAGTGGGGTTAGGTATCTGTTGGACTCTTCCTCCGACATAAAGGGAGAAGAGCATCCTACAGACCCCTTGTATATGCTGCATGTTAATGCTCATTCTCTAAAGTCTTACTTCACTCATGAAGACTTTTCTAATAAGGCTGTTGGGCCTTGGGATGATTATTACAAATTTACATTAGTTAGGAATCCTTGGAAAAAAATGGTTTCTTACTACTTTTATTTTAGGCCAGATAAGAATATGCGCCCATACCAACGAGATGATAAAGATTATGATATGCGGTCACAATTTCATTATACTTTTAATGAATGGCTAAAAAAAATTATAGACGGTCGGGGGCTACCAAACTATTCTTATTTTTGCTGTGATCATGAAAAGGAAGATTTACTATTAGATGACGTTTTTAAAGTGGAAGACATAAATGAAACGTTACCGAAGGCACTTTCTGAAAAAGCAGAAATAGATATATCCAAAATACCTTATCTAAAGGCGGACTACAAAGACCCAGATTCCTCTTCTTTTCCAAATTGGAAAGGGGACTACTTTAGTTTGTATAATGAAGAATCAACTCAAATAATTAGTCAAATATACAAATCAGATATAGAAAAATTCAATTACAAATTTGGTGAGTGACTTACTCTATTTCCTTGTGCTCTATGAGCTTTGATATTTTATAAGCTAGGTTGTTTATTTTAACAAATTCTCCATGGTTTTTATGCGCCGCATCTTTGCAAAAGGGATAAGATAAATCTAATATATCCTTTATAAGCTTTTCCGCTCGGCGCTTTCCGTCTTTACTCATCTACATATTATATTTCATTATCCATAAGAATACTGTATAATATAAGTAGTATGCCAAAAATTTATTGTCAATCTTGCGGCGCTGCGAACGTGTATTCTGCCGTAGCCAAACCAAATTTTTGTCAGAAATGTGGTAATAAGTTTGCTGGAGCATCAGCTACAGATTTGCCTCAGGAAGAAGACGAAGATGAAATCACAAACATTCCAGATATGGATGGTTTAGAAGTAGAAATAGATATTAGAGGTCCAAATACAGAACAAATATCAAAACTAGCGGGACAAAGGGCTTCTAATAAAAAAATTAAAATTGATAATAGACCCGGAATGCCCAGCGATATAGACCCCATAAAAGAGTTAGAAAGGGAGGCATCAGCCTTGAGAAAAAAAACATAATAAGTGAAAAAGAAAATAGCCAGTGAGAAGAAGGTAAAGGCTAAAAAGGAAGAGGGATCAAGGAAAAGGAAGAGGAAATTTGAAGACTGTCTGGAAGAGATAAACGAGGAAATAGCAAAGAAAAGGGGAAAATGGAATTTAAAGTCTTTACCGTGGATCGATTACGAAGATGTGGCGCAAATAATAAGATTTCATATCTTTAAAAAGTGGCACCTTTACGATCAAAGTAAAAAACTCAGACCTTGGATTAGAACTATTGTTACTAATCAGATAAAAAATCTGATAAGGAATAATTATACTAATTTTGTAAAACCCTGTGTTAAGTGTGCGGCCTGCCTAGAAGAAACAAAATGCTCTATTTATGGTGAACAATCTGGGGAATGCCCTTTATTTAGAAATTGGGAAAAGAATAAAAAAGGCAGTATGTATGCAAAAATGCCTTCTTCACTTGAAAATCACTCACAAGAGGTATACTTTCTAAGTACAAATCATCCGTCTATTGACGTACAAAGGTCCAGCAAAAACCTACATAGAAAGATGGAGGAGATACTAAAGCCAAATGAATGGAAAATATATACTCATTTATATATCGAAATGAAGTCAGAAACAGAGACAGCGAAATTAATGGGCTACAAGACTTCCGAAGCAAACAGATCTCCGGGGTACAAACAAATTAAAAATATAAAAAAGAAAATAATAAAAAAAGCCAGAGAGCTAATAGAAAACGACGAAATAGATATATATTAATTATGTCTGAAATTACCCTGACAGAGGAGCAGCAAAAAAATATTCTAAACGAGTGGAACTCAAGACCGAGTAATCCCCCGTCTCTTTTGGAGTTAATTCGTGCTGCATATCCAGATACAGACTTAGACGGGAGGAGCAAAGAGGGTAAGGCGGTTAAGGCATTTCTAGCTACCAGAGAAATCAGAGCCCATGCATCTCACCAATATCAACCGAAACAAAAAGTCGAGTTAACTGAAGAACATAAAGAATTTATTAGAAATAACTTTTCTATGATGTCCTCTGTCGAAATGGCTAGAATTTTATTTGCCGAGCCCGAGCTTACGAACTTGAACCAAGAATCTAGGGCAGTAGAACAGTACGTGGAAAGTCTTAATCCGGCAATCGCGCATGCCGCCCAAACAGAACTACTCCCTGATATAGAAAAGTATACGCCACCAAAGACTTTGCCTGCAACTATATTAAAAGTAAACGCTTATGTTCACGAAGGCATAAACAAAAACAAGTTATCAATCAGCCATAAAAATTCACTAAATGCACTAATAGGATACCTGCATACATTTAGGTTCCAGCATCAGATAAGTACATATAGGAACCAAACTGATAGAGAGCTATTCGAAAGCAGCTTCGTTCGATATACATACGATAAGGCAGACTTATCTCAAGAAGAGGTGGATCAATACATTGTCCTCTCTACTGAAGTAGTTATTTCTAACAACATCCAAAGAAGAGTAGAAAGGCTTCAGGAGCTTATGGACGCGACAGCTAATGACACCGAAGGCAGAAGAATATCAATGTCTCTCGTAGAGTCTATAGATACCTCTCATAAGGAATATAATCAATGCGTAAATAGGCAACAAAAGTTACTTAGCGACTTAAAGGAAAAACGAAGCGACAAGCTTAGAAAACAAATTACAGAAAACGCGAGCATCTTAAATTTAGTTCAGATGTGGAAAGAGGAAGAAAGTAGAAAGAAGATGATTAAACTCGCCGAGATAAAGAAAAAGAACCTGAAGAAAGAAATAGAGAATTTAGATACAATGGACGAAATGAAGGCAAAGATTATGGGTATATCGGAGGACGAAGTCTTAGATGGTTAAATGTAAAGAATGCGAAAAAGAATTCGAAAATTATGTTGACCTTCACAGACATCTTAGGTCACATAAGATGCTTCTTGTAGACTATTACCATAAGCACCACCCCAGAAAAGACCTACTTACAAATGAGTTTATAAAATTTAAAAACAGAGAGCAGTATCTTGCTGACGAGTTTAACACGAAAACAAATCTTAAGAAATGGTTAAAAAGTTTGCATATAGAAAAGGCTCAAGAATATTGTGAAGCGTTGTTGCTAAGAAGAAAGGAAGAAAAGGGTATAAAATATACGCCTTCGCAGGTGGAGTTAAGAAGCCTAATGAGTCCGCCGACTCAATATTATAACGAAATTTTTTCTGACTATTATGACCTTTGTGATAGGTTGGGACTGGAAAATAAATATACAAATCCAACAGAAATCATAGACGGAAAAGAATACGATAAAAAAGAATATAAAATCTTAATAGATACTAGAGAACAAAAGCCACTTAAGTTTGATAGAGAAACTGTGTTGCAAAAATTAGACTACGGCGATTATGCATTTAGTCACCCCGAACACACTTGCAGCTGTCATATAGAAAGAAAATCTCTGGCCGACTTTATAAGCACAATGAGCGGCGGCCATGATAGGTTTATCAAGGAAATAGAGCGAGCTAAGGAAGAAAACGCTAATCTAATTATTCTAGTGGAAGAAACTTTTAATAATGCACTGAGCTTTAAATATCTTCCCCATATATCCAAAAAAATTAAAGCATCCCCAGATTTCATTTTTCATAGAGTAAGGAAAATGATACAGGCATATCCTCATGTGCAATTTTTATTTGTTGACGGAAGGAAAGAGTCTTCTAGGATAGTCGAGCTCATTTTTACTTGTGGGTGTTATTATAAGAAAATAGACTTACAATTAGCTTATGATAATAAGGTTCTATAATGTGGTATTGTCCTGAAAAATATAAAATCGAAGTCCCTAATACGAACGATGAGCTTCTAAAGCTCGAGGGAGACTTAAATGATAAAGAAGCCAAAATTAGTTTGGCTAAATTTTTACGTTATAACGTCGGGTTTACAACGGAACTATTGTCTGGAATAAAGTTGGCCCCATTTCAGGAAGTCACTTTAAAAGCGATGATGAACAGGAACTTCAACATGTGTGTCTGGGGTCGTGGCTGTGGTAAAACTTTTATCGCTAGTATTTTTTGTTTCCTTCAGTGCATATTTAACCCCGGAACGAAAATACTAATCGCTGGACCCACGTTCCGTACAGCTAGATTTATTTTTAATAATTTAGAAAAATTAGTAGACACGAAGGGGGCAGAGCTTCTATTACAATGTTTCGGCGCGAAATCTAAACGTAATGATCAGTACGAATGGATAATTAATGGAGGTTCAATAACGGCCATTCCGCTTAGCGGAGAAAAGATTCGTGGTTTTCGTGCGAACGTATTGGTTCTTGATGAGTATCTACTTCTTCCAGAGGAAACAATTAAAACTGTACTTATGCCCTTCTTGGTCGCCCCTCAAAACATGAAAGAGCGCTTGGAGGTTAGAGAAATAGAAGATAGGCTCATAGAGAAGGGAGACATGAAAGAGGAAGACAGGATGGTATTTGAAAATGACTCTAAGATGATAGCTCTTTCTTCTGCCAGCTATACGTTCGAAAATTTATATAGACAATATCGAGAATGGGTAGCAAATATATATGGAGAGCAAATCACAGATGCTAAATATTTTGTGTCTCAGATGGGGTACGAATCTTTACCAGAGCACATGATAGACCAAACGATTATCCAAGAAGCTCAAGAGGGCGGACAAAGCCACTCTTCGTTTCTTAGGGAATATTGTGCTCAGTTTACTGACGGTAGTGATTCCTATTTTAGCGCTAAAAAAATGCACGAATGTACGATCCCGGACGGGGAAACACCGACGACGAAGATCACTGGGGATAAGGATAAGAAGTATATTTTAGCTATAGATCCGAGCTTTTCCAATAGTCCCAGTTCTGACTTTTTTGCAATGGCTATTTTAGAATTAGATGACGAGTCTCAGCAGGGGACATTAGTTCACAATTACGCAGTTGCGGGCGGAGACTTAAAAGATCATATAAATTATATGTATCACGTGGTAAGTAATTTTAACTTGGAAATGATAATTATTGATAATGCGGGCTACCAATTTATAGATAGCTGTAATGAGAATAAATTCTTTATACAAGATAAAATTAATTTAAAATTCTTTGATTTTAACAGCGATAAAGACGGGGAGGATTATGATAAGCAAATAAAGCAGGCTAGGAGACATTATAATAAACAAGATCAAAAAATAGTATTTAAGCAAATATTCTCGAGTGATTTTATTAGAAAGGGCAATGAGCACCTTCAAGCAAATATAGATCACAAAAGATTATGGTTCGCGTCGAGAACATCGGCAAACGAAGCAGCATTTAATAAGTATTCCGGCAAAAGAGTTAAGTTAAATAACGTAGGAGAGAAGACAATACTGGAGTTTATAGAGACTCAAGATTCTTTGGTATACCAAACTAAGAAACAGTGTGCCCTAATTGAGGTAAAAAGTACAGCTAAGGGTACTCAGACTTTTGATCTACCACTTCACCTAAAGAAGAGCGAATCTGCGAACAAAGCGAGAAAAGATAACTATACCACACTTATGCTAGGAAATTGGGCGATTAAATCCTATTATGACATGATGGCCGCCCCGAAAGAAGAAGCTGGAACTTTTGTTCCTAGGATGCTATAATTTAGTGTAAATAAAAAAAGATGAAAAAAGTCGAAAACAGGTCAAAACAGATCAAAAAAGATGTACTCACCTCGGGCAAGCCATTAATGACTGCAGAGGGCTCAGCTCAACCGACCAGATCTAGGAGGAACAAGTCTTCGACCATCGAAAGAACAGATAGGTTTTCGAACATTGAAATGGGCATGATTCCATTTAATTACTCCACCACTGGGTACGGAGACAAGACTTCGAGTATCGACATTAGGGATACAGTTATGCTATGCCAAAAAGCTTACTATAACTTTCCTATATTTAGAAACACTATTGATTTAATGACCGAGTTCTCCCTAAGTAAACTATATTTAAGGGGAGGAAGTAAAAAGTCTAGGGACTTTTTTAGTGCTCTTTTCGAAAAGATAAATATGTGGGATCTTCAGGATAGATTTTTCAGAGAGTATTACCGAAGCGGAAATGTTTTCTTCTATAGATTCGATGCTAAAATTAGAAAAAAAGACCTCAATAGGATGACACAGACCTTCGGCGTCTCCGGACTGAATAAAGACTACATTATTCCTGTAAGGTATTGTATACTTAATCCCGCAGATGTTCATGTGGGTGGCAATATATCATTTGCAGCAAATACATATTACAAGCAACTTTCGGGATACGAATTAGAAAGGCTAAGAAACCCGAGGACCAGAGAAGACGACGAGGTCTTAACGTCGCTTAGTCCAGAGCTAAGAAAAAAGATAAAAGAACGAGCGACTCATCTTCTTATGCCTTTGGATGTAGCTAGGATCAATGCAATTTTTTATAAAAAAATGGACTATGAACCATTTGCTGTACCCATGGGATATCCAGTACTTGATGATATAAACTGGAAGGCCGAAATGAAAAAAATGGATATGGCCATAGCTAGGACGATGCAGCAGACTGTTCTTCTGGTAACCATGGGGGCAGAACCGGAAAAGGGCGGAATCAATCAAAAAAACCTAGAGGCTATGCAAAGTCTATTTGCTAATGAATCCGTTGGAAGGGTTTTAATTGCAGATTACACGACTAAGGCAGAGTTCGTAGTTCCTAATGTCGCTAGCATTCTGGACCCCAGAAAATATGAAGTAGTCAATAATGATATCCAAGATGGACTGTTGTCTATAATTACTGGGGGAACGGGAGAAAAATTTGCCAATCAGAATATCAAAATAGAGTTATTCATGGCTAGACTGAGACAGGCTAGAGAAACTTTTTTAACTCAGTTCTTACTTCCGGAAATCAAAAGGATCGCTAAATCACTAGGATTTAAAAATTATCCAACCGCACATTTTCACAAACTATCAATTAAAAACGACGATATCATGGCTAGGATTTACGCTAGACTAGTAGAGGTCGGGGTCCTAACCGCGGACGAGGGAATGGAAGCTCTAGAAACAGGAAAGCTTCCTTCTCCAGACGAATCCAAAGAATCCCAAGAAGAGTTTAAGAAAATGAAAGACGAGGGACTTTATGAACCGGTGATGGGCGGTCCCGCTACCCAATTGGAGCTTTCGGACAAAACAACAGAAACCCAAAAGGAGATTAATGATAAAAATATTAAATCTCAAGAAAAAATGAGTAAGGAAAAAGCTAAAGAGGCAGCGAAAGCTCCGGCCGGTGCAGCTCCTGCTCCAAAAAATAAATCTAATGGTCCCGCAGGAAGACCCTCAGGAACAAAGTCTCCGCAAACCACGAAGAAAGTCAGTCCAGTTGGCGCAAGCGAACAGTATGTTTTGTCTGCGGTAAAAGATAACTTTATCAAGGCCGACAAATTGAACAAAAAAATTGAATCGCATCTTAAAAGAAAGCATAAGATTAAAGAGCTCTCCGAAGAACAAAAAACGGTAGCTTTCGAAATTACCAAAGTCATAGTTGCTAATGAGGATATTAAAAACTGGGATAAGATAGCTAAAGTAAAATCTTATGTAGAAAGCCCCGTAGATACAAATCCAGATCGAGTAAAAGAAATTCAAGAAATCGCTTACGAACACCAAGTAGACGATTATCTTGCGAGCCTCTTATATGTAAGCAAAGCATGACATGTCCAAGAACAGAATCATACATAATGTCCAAGATGTTTTCATCGGGTCTTTGCCGGACGAAACAGATCCGATAGTTACAGGCATCGCGGGGCACGAAGTACTCAAAAGGATTCAAAGGGTCCAAAATTTCGAGTATAGTATAGATTCCAATCTCGAAAGAAAAAGCTCTCTCGGAAAATCTCACAATGTGGTAAGATCGTATAACGAACCATCAGAGATATCTGTTAGTTTAAATTACTACTCCTTTGGCGTCAATAACGAACACAGGATGGGCCTAAACACAGATAATTTAGAAACACCAAACGCGCAAAAAGAACGAGTTATGTCAGAAAGGCAGTCTATAGAGACTGTGGGAAGAAACATATATCTTGTTGTTAATAATAATGAAGAAGATATAAATTTTAACCGAAACAGAGACTATCCACTTACGATAGTCGGAGGAGACAGAAACGCCCTAATAGAAGATATAATTAATCCTCACTCGACGGGTTATAGTGTCGTAGTTTTTCAAAATTGTTATTTAAATTCTTACGAAGTGAAGGGGTCGAATAATTCATTCACAAGCGTAGATGTTGGGTATACTTCCGATAACGTCGTTGTTTATTCTTCTGGTAGTGGAATTAATATTCCTTATTTGGATTTAAAAAAGGGAGAGGTCACAGATAACACTGTTGGTGTTTATACTTCAGATTTTAGTGCTGGTCTTGATGGCTGGGGAGCGAGAGACGACAATCTTTCGTACGGTCAAACAGCAGGGAGCGTAACCGACGCGCTTA